TCTTCTGTTAATACCTACATAAGTTCCCTGTGCTGCAGTGAATATTGTAAATTCCACTGGTGCACTTGCAGTTGTACCATTTCTAAATTCAACCTTATTGCTTCCAGAACCAGTCTTTGAAACATAAACATTTACTAGAACACCATGTGAACCTTTTATAAGTGTGTCTGAGTTAAAGGATACTACATTATGATTTAGTTCTACCATGACTACCTTACATTTCTGTCATATATAAACTTTAAGAAAAAAAAAGGGCTATTTTTGGACTCTAGTAGCCTATGACTAGAAACTCGAATATTTTTGAGTTGCACGTTGAACTTGAGTTGGCAACTTCAACGAATTTTGATTGTGCGTTTCCACCCACATCAAATAGTTGAATTTTTTGATTTGCTTTGTCATATACTACTTCTTGCCGACTGTTATTATAAGTCGGAATTACTGCGACTAATGTTTTAATTCGACTTACTTTTAAGTCGGCTGAAACACCACCCGTTGCATAGTTATCAGAAGCCCCGAAGGTAACTTTGATAGCATACACTCGCAACTTTGAAGTCAAAGCAGCTTGCCATGAGAGTGTCTTTCTCACGTTAGCGTCTGTCCAATCCGATGTACTGATTGTTAATGCCATAGATATTAGAAATACCTAAAGACTTATAAAGATTATTGCCACCATTTGCCTAATAGGTGTATTCCTGTGACTGATTCCACTAGAATACTTCCAAATAGGACTATGAGTATCAAATCCCTTACCTTTGACAGTTTTTCGGAGATATTTTGTATTGTCATAATTTGAGATTTTATCTTATACTTATAAGTATACCTGTTAAAATAAAAAAAAAGGGTTTTGGTTTGACTAAAGTTTAATATCTCTAATCTTACCTTGTGATTTGAAGTGTCTGCATACAGTCTCTCCCATCGTACGATAAACACCTTTTTCTACAAAAGCGTTATTGACGAATGGATAGGCTGGTGTTCTTCGAGTTGCTTCGTAATACTCGGTTGGTATTGCGATCTGAATTCCTATTCTTGGATAACCATATCCTTCTGCATCGCTGGTGTCCAATGCAAATAATCTTCCGATCTCGTCTGAGTCGGCTGAATTGCTTGGTGCGTCCTTTGATGGAATGAATGGTATTCCATAAATACTGTCGACATGAATGCCGACTCCAGTTCCCTTGAATGTTTGAATTCCGTTTACATCTACTTGTACTAAGCTTTCACCGTATGGATTTGGAATACGGACTGAAGGCATGTATAAGCCTTGTATCTCAGAATAAACTTCGTGAGAACCTAGGAAAACGTTTGGATCTTTACCTGCTGCGATACGAATCTTTCTGAGGAAAGTTCTTAGTGTATCATCAGTGAGTACTCCATTTGTTCCGATTGTGCCTGATGCTGACTCTACTGTAGAGTCAAAGGTTGTTGAACTATCTCTATCGATAGTTGCATTTGCAGCCCAAGGATCATATAGTCCACTTTGTGAACCACCTGTTGCTGCTTCTTCTGCACTACTTGAAACGATTCGGTCTAGTGTCTCGAAGTCTTTAGTACCAGTGTTTGCTCCACTTGCACTTGCTGCTTCGGCTTCAACATCTGCTAGTAACATTCTATTAAGGAATTCTTTGTGCTGTACAGCCATGAATAGTCTGAGTGAGCCTAAGCCTCCCCAAATATCATCTTTAGAGTGTGTTGCCAACCATTCCATAACTTCTGATGCACTGAAAGGCAGTTGTGCTGTCTTTGGTCGTACATCAATTTCTTGCAATGTTGGTTTTATTGTCTCTGCGATTAAACCACCTTCTGCAGTACCACCTAACACTGTGTTAGCGTTTGTGGTATTCAGGACTGGTTTAGCTGTGATAACCCTCCAACCAGATTTGTCCCAAGGATACTTTGGTAAGATACCAAAGGCATTGGCTTCAAGGTTGAGTTGTGCCCATGCATATGCTCCGAAAATGGCATTAAATGTACCAGTTGTCGAAGTAGTTACAGGAGCGTCTGCTTTTCTTAGAAGGTTACGGTTGTGTCCATAATAGAGTGCTTCTAGTTCATCGATTGTTTTGATTTGAACCATTGTTTTAGAAACCTCTTACTTCATCGTCTGAAGGCACGTAATACTTTCCATTAAGAATGTTCCTTGCAACAGTTGATAGTCCCTCAAAACCTTCGGCTCGTGCATCTTTCAAAATCATTGATGTATCCTTGATGGATTTATCAACAGTTTCTAGTGCTGCATTTGGTCGAGGTGTTTCGGTACTAAATGTGTGCTCGGCTTTCTCAATTAATTCTGTATCGTCTGATTTCTTCTGCATTTTGAGACCACCTTTATCAGAGATTGGTTTACCTTCACCATTTCGATCATCGTCCAGTCCAGCTTGTGTGCCTTGTGGATATGGATCTCTTGGGACAGTTACCTTTGCTCCAACATCGTCTCCTGCTGCTGTACCTTTTGGGGTAAGTGGCAAGTCTGATGGTGTCTCCAGTGCTTTCAATCTGTTATCTAATCCACCTAAGACTTCTTGCGTTGCCTTTTGTGATTCAGCAATAGACTGAACAACATCTGTTAATGTGTCGAAACCTGATTTTACAGTTTCTTGGAAAGATTTTTCTGTTTCAACTCGCTGAACTGCATCATCGCTTTTGGCGACTTCTGTAGCTTCAACTTGTTCGTTAGAATTGTCTTCGTTGACCATGTTCCTAGGTATCCTTTATATAAAGGGTATATAAAGATTTCTTATCTTTCTGTGCGTATAGTAACCTTTCTTTGTTTGTTTTGTGCACCTAATGAACTTGTTAGTTTTTCTTTTTCTGTAGGTACTGCTTGACCACCTAACTGCATATTTCCAGCTTCGGTTATAATACCTGATTTCTTCTCATCAACAAAGTCATCAAGTTTTGGCTGTCTCTTTCTTAGTTTCTGCTTTGAACCATCTCGGTTTAATTTACCCCAACCTAATGCTCCTAAAGATTTCATCGATTCATTGATTGATATTGTTGCTTTTATTGTACCCCATTCTTGCCTCAATGCTTCCCATGAGTTAGATAGAAATGGTTCTTTTTTTTTCTTCTTTGGTGTTTCTTTGGGCTCTTCTTCTGCTTTATCTTTTGCTCTTGCTGGTTTTCCTTTTGTATCTGTTTGACTATCCCAATGGCTTAATCTATCTATAGTTTCTTTCATATTATCAGTAAGTGGTTTATCTTTTTTATCATCATCACCAAACGCAGTTATTGTTTTCTTTGGTTTCTTTGGTGGTGCATCTCCACTTGCAAATGATTGAGATGATTTAACTCTTTGTGCACCTGCTAATATTGCTCCTATAACTTTGTTAACATTTGCTTTATGTATCCTTTCTATTTTTTCACTTACTTGTGCTGTCTGATCTTTTGGATTATCTTGGTTTGATGCGTCATCAATATGTGCTCTTACTCCACCACCTGTACCTGCTGGAAACTCTTTCTTAGTTTCACTTGGTGGTTTGATTCCACCTTCTAATGGTGTCACGTTCATTTTTAATCCACCCTCACTTTCAGGTACGCCTACTTTCTTATCCATCTTAACTGGCTTTGCAGTTTGTGTACTTTGTGATACCGTATTGGTTACTGTTGCAGGAGTAATGTCTGCGTTAGACCAATCTTCACCACCTTTTATTAATGATTCATCATGATATTCTGGTTCGTCTTTACCTTCAGATTTTGTTACATAGCAGCCAAACTTTGTACATTGGATTACTTCTTTACCATCACCTCTAGGTTCTGATGGTATTGTTGCCTTTGCAAGTGTATTATAATCAGTGATTAGTGCCAATGGAACTGCAGGGTCTCTACATACTGCAACTTCATAATGTTCCAAGTCTGTAAGTGCATATGCAATATCTCCGTCCTTCATTACTTTTGGAACTCTGTTAGCCTTTGTTGCTCCACCAAATGAAAGTCCCTTATATTCTCCTGATTTAATCTTCTCCCAAATATCTGTATCCAATTCATAGTTCTTGTGAATCTTACCTGTAATTTTAATTGCTGGATATGTTACACCACCATCTTCTACTGTAGTCTTTGCAAAGTTGATTCCTTTACCAATTACCCTATTGGAATGAGTATCTGTAATTGGTGCTCCCCTATCAACCCATATTGGAAGAACTTTGTATAATTCATCAACTACTGTTATTTCACCCTGTTTATCCTTCATTTCAACTGTGAGGTATCCCTCGAAAAACCTATTCTCATCTGTAGAATCTAAGACCGTCATAGACTTGGTTACTAATGTTCCAATCCTTGTCATAAGATATATAATAAACAGCTATATTTAAAGATTAAAAAAAAATAAAAAGAGAATAAATCTCTAGTCTTTCTTTGCCTTGCTTACTGCAAAGTCAGCAGCGAAACCAGTTGAAAGTCCTATTAATGCTAATCCTATCAGTCCGACTGAATCAATGGCTATAGTTTGGGCTACGGCTATTGCAGCGAATGTAGAAATGATTAATGCTCCACCTAGTTTTTTAGCAGAATATGAATCGCCTTCACTGTGTAAATATCCTCTCAGAGTATTTAATCCAGCTCCTGTGATTGCTGCTACAACTGTTACTAATGTTGGGTCTACCATATTGGTCACCACAGCGTCCAATTATATAAAGTTATTCCTTATCTGATAATATCTTACGCACGAGGTCTTGTAAATCACTGTCAACGTCCTTATCAGCATGAAGCCTATTTGTCTGCCTGTCTAATGCCGTACATAAAATAACAAGGGCTTTTTCCAAGTTAGTCACTTTTGTGCATAAATCTGCCTGTGTTTTGGAAATTTTCCTAAAGAACCCCATTATTACACCACCTATACCTAATGCAAGTGCAATTAGTATACCAGTAGCGATGTCACCAAACATTACTTCTTCTACCATGAATTATCTTATCTCCTTTACTATTTAAATTATGCTGGTATTCACTTATAATCTTCGTCTTTATCCAAAGGCTTTAAATGACCCTCACCTATTAACTTTAAGAGTATCATCGGATTTGCCTTGAACAGCTCTTCTATATCAGAACTAAACCCATCTGTGGCAAATCTACCACATTTGAAACATACAAAGCATAAACCCTGATCTGCATAATATCCATACTGCTTAGATCCACACTCACACTGCACATTAGCGTCTTTTTTCACACATAATAAGCAAAACCTTTATTAATAAAGATGTGTTTACACTATTAATGGGCATAAGCGTTCATGTATATGAAACAGTAGATGAATATGTATTAAGAAACAAACATAACATATCAGACAAATTAGAAGTAAACGAGGCAGCATTATCATTATTGGATATTTGGATAACACCAGATGACAAACTTATGGTTGTATGTAATTGTGAAAATTTCTTTGACAGACCAGACGTATCTAGATCTATAAGTTGTTTCCAAAAAAACAACATACATAAATATCTAAAAGGAGATGAAAAACTTGTAAAATATGACGATGTTGAATTTGACCCAAAAACTGAAAACATTCAGTTCTTCAAAAAAAGATTAAGGAAAGCACCTATATTCTTCAGAGTCGGAAGATTCTGGGGTAATAAACCAAGAAAGACTATGAAGATAGATTGGTCTAAGAAGTTTTTTAATATTAAATTAAACAGAATAGAGTTTATACTGTTTGATCCGAAAACAATTTCTATAAATCTTAAACCAAAAAGAAAAGAAGAGGGTTACAAAATAGACAGTAAAGGAAACCTTGGGAAAAAAATATCAAAAAACGATATGGGTATTCCTAAAAATAGGGGTTAGCGTCTATTTCCTAGATTCTTTGTAAATATTTCTTTCCAATCTTTTCCATTTTTCTTCTTCATTGCAGTCCAAAATGGATTACCATAAATACCACCAGCCTTATTATATGCCTTTGTATGATTTGCTATCGTCCTATGACATTTTCTGCAGAATCTAGCGTTTATTTGTTCAATATTAAATTTATGTTTTCCACAAAAGAAACATAGACCGTACATTTTATCTGCAATCTTTGCCAATAATGGTTCTCTGCCTCTCTTACCTGCACATTCACCACAAATATCTACTATAGTTGCCGATGTTGCGTCTTTTGAAAAACAATTAAGACAAATTGCTTCTTTATAGTTGTCTACACGGGTATATTCATCTGCCTGATGTCTCTCCCACAGTTTTTTACCAACATCAAGACCTCCAGTGTCTACATTTAGTTTAGTTGCCAATTATTTATATGCTAATATTACCCTTTTAAGTGCATCTTCCAGAATTATGTAAATGTTATTACAAGCATACTCGCTTTTTCCAACACTTCTTGTCTGTTTCTTTATTTGCTCTATTGTATCGTCAATAACAGAGAAATTTGCGTTGTAAACATTTGTAATTTTTGGTTTTGGAGCAACTTTGGGTGCTACTTTTGGAACTTCAACTACTTTTCCTGTGATAGTTTTCGACTCCACCCTTGCCGTGGTTTTTTCCTTTAATTGTGCCCTTTCTTTCTCGTTTGCCATATATATTCAAAACCTTAATGCTTTATAAACTTTTAGAAGTCCTCATTCTCCCATTGTTTTGTGTCCTGAAGCTCCTGTTTTACTAATTCTCTAGCGTCTCTTACAGTCATACTTGCACTTTTCCTTAATTCTTCAACTGTCTTCTTTTTAGTCCAGTCAAAATCTACAGAAGACTGTAATGTCCTCTTTATAATTTCAAAATTAGCTGGTGTTATACCGTCTGGAAACTTTTTTGGATTTAATCTGTAATCTACTGGAGATGCAGTCTTTTTAGACTGGCTTGTACCCTTGCCACTTGAAGGACTACCTTGACCTATACCACCTTTGTCAGATGGTCTTTGCTTTTTTGGTTTGCCGTCC